CGACGTCACAATGATCGCAGTTACCACTCACCTAACACTTGTCAGATGCTTCGGCTTAGGTCCACCCACGGTGAATTCGCGCCTTAGTCGATACACGCACCACTTGAAGCGGTTTACGGTGATTTCTCTTTAGAGATTTCCACATAACCAAATCTCGTGACACGCGTGGCAACTCGGACTGAATTCCTGGTCTGTAGAGGAGGGTCATATCTTTCGGATATCTAGCTAAGTCGAGCTGTAACGCCCGAACTTGGTCTAAATACGTCGTAAGCATCTCCCCCTTACAGGCAGGGTTCAGTAGCGCTCGGCAAGTCGCTCTAAGTGCAGCGGAAGCCTTCTTTGTTCGCAGCAACGAACCCTTAACCCACTCGAAACACGGGTGCTCGACTATTTTTCTCCAATCAGGAATGATTCCGGCCAGGGACCAAGGTCCCACGGCATCAGCCTCACTCTTCAGTTCGAATTTCGTCTTTCCTCCGGTCGCGGCGTGAGCAAGGGGCTCAATTGTCCGACGTCCAGTAAAAGGGTCCGGAAGGTTATCAGGGACTTCTCCCTGCATCTCTAACCGATACTCAATTAGCTGAATCGCCGTAAACAAGTGAGTCACACCCTTGGTAGCTAATGACATCATCAGTCCATCTCGTTCTTCCGAACTCCATGGTTGAATCAACCCATATCCTACGGATTGAAACCACTGAAGGCCATTACAATAGCCAAAAGGCGCGGACGGCGCTGTTAATAAAAGAATTGCTTGACTCAGGCGTTTGGATAGTTTAACATATTTCGCTGACATACGCGAAACAGTCTTATACCCGAAACCCAAAGCTTTAAGCACATGACAGAGACGGATTTCTACTAACGATTGTACCTTCGGTATAAGCTCGTTTAACGAGGGCATGTGCGATTTACTCACGTGATACTCCTTTAGGGAGATCGGTGACACGTCTTGCCCCTTGTGTACAAACCGTTTCGCAAACTCTATTGATAAATCAAGGCCGACTAAGGACTTAGCCAAACCTATCTTTACCCCTAAAGCATCCATAACTGCCGCATACTCTTTAGCTACTTTCTCGTCAGCTATGACGATATCATCACCAAGCAATGCATACAGAGTAAACCACCGATTGAATCCCACACGCCACGCACACCACTGAACCACGAGATGATGACTGAGAGAGAATATAGACCAAGAGCTCAGCGCTCCCATGGGTTGTCCAGTCGCGTACTTGACGGAACCCGCCAGAACGCCTTTTCGGCGCTTCGCGTAATTCCGCCCAGTTAGCAACCGGGCCCATAGCGTACCGAACCTCTCAGAAAACACCTGACTCAGAAGAGATCTCTGAATCCACAGTGGAAACCTATCCGTCGCTGCGCTGAGATCAAAGGACCAAGATTTCTTTAACCCTCGACGTTTCATCGTCTCGACTAACCCTTTAAGGGGTTTAAGTTGGTCAAATGTACCGTCTTGGGGAATCGATCTCAAGATCCTAAAAGCCCAGTCGTGCAACGGGGTCAGTAAACACTGTGTCCAGAAATCCACCATCGCGAATACTCGCACTTTACCCGGCTCCCTCTTTGTTCCTAGCTTACCTAAAGCTAGGCCTTTTGCTTCCGAAGTCCCCCCGAATATTGACTCGATTACAGAGTTAAGCTTCGCGCCAGGTTTAAAGTAGGTCAACCGATCTATGTCACCCGAGGGCGACTTCACGATTTTCCACACTTCTCCTAACTCGTTTTCCCCCTTCTGACCGACCCGATAGCGGCGCCGTTCCTCCGCACTTAACGTGCGAATTTCCTTAACCATTTTCGACCCGGCAGAGCGAGGTAGCCATGCCTGAGTACCAAGGTATTCGATAGGGTATAAAAAGCCCATCTGGGCAGTAACAAAACAATAGGATACTAACACAGGATACAATGGGTGTTTAAGCCATGTAGCTGCATCAAATATACTACTGAATGCACTTGGCCATCCGTTCAAAGAGTTAGGCCCCGATGTCAACTGAGGTCTCATCTGAGCCCGCAGAATCGTCGGACTAGTCTTCGATATGGATCTATACCGAAGAAAAATTGGTAAAAATTTCGATAAACTCACAACAAACGATATAGGAGTAGGAACTCCTTTGCTGATAATGGTTCCAAGCTTCAACTTCCCCTTCCAATCTAATACTCGATATAACGAGAAAAGACTGAGCCAGAGTCGTATCACCCATCCCACATTTCTCAACATCATCCGTCGATGAGATACCGGAATTACTCTAGGAATTTTACTTCCCTTAGTGCGCGAAACCGCGGGACCCACGGGCCGGGTAGATGGATGAGGTTCCCCACTCAGACTCTGCATTAGCAGAACTGAGCAGGCCTTCATCCACTTACACAACCCAGGGACCCCCTGGCTTTTAACCAGCTTATGGCAAGTCCATGCGTAACGTGCTACCGCACCAGTGAGAGAACCTGCGTGGGGACCTACGATCAGGGCTGAGAAGTCCAATAAAGGACCAATCAACCCCTTACCCGATTTTACACGGGCAAGCCATGGATTACTAAGAACCTTTCCCAGGATTTCGACACTCTTTTTATATAATAATTGATTCATCATTATTTATTTTAGAGTTAGAGTCCAAAAGAAAGAC